GAAGTGGTGGTGGTGGTGGAACCCGAATACAAAACAGTAGATCGTGGTTTGAGAACGACCTTTGTCTTCGGGTGGTCACAGCTGCGAACCTCCATTGGGGCTTCACATTGCCTTGTAAGCGTTGTGAAATCCCTTCGCGCCTGTGGGTTGCTACTCAGCATCCATCCTTGAGCGTCCCAAACGATCCGACCGTGGGAACCATCGCATTGCTTAATGTCCGCGCCCCCTTTAAAGACGCGTCCATCTGGCAAACGAAATGAGTAGCAACTATCGTCCGAGAAGTAGACGTAGAAGAACCGATGAGAAGGGTTGTAGAGCTCCTCGAAAATGAACTTCAACTCGGCGAAGGAGGGCGATTTGCAGTAATAAATAACGCCCCCACGATAGAAGAGTGGGTAGGCAGACATTGCACACTTAAGTGCTTCTGTCAAACGGAAACCCTTAAGAGAAGCAGGGCAACCGAGGTCACCAATGGCCCTCATGTACTTCATAGATTTGGCCCACTCGTCCTTCTTAGCTTTGTACCACACCTTGTGTCCCGGAGGATCCTCAGGGTCGAAAAGTGCTCCGTCGTGGAACATTTCATCGAAGGCCTGAATCCTGAGGGCGCGTTTCGGGTGTGGGTCAGCATGGTGGTCGATGGCTTCCTGAGAAAAACCCATATACTCATGCAACTTATTCGCGTACAAAACGGAAAGGTTGATGAAAATGTGTTTATGACTCTGAAAGAAACGGCGCTGGGCCTTGAAGTACGCAATGTCTTTGCCGGGAGTCTCCGGGAAACGGTCAGCTGTGACTCTTCTGACGGCGTACCTGAAGTTGTGGTTGGAATTACGATAAATGGCACCGTTGTGACACACGTAAGGACCAAAAACAGTACGGTACGTACCATCCCTTTTCTTGGGACGGTGCTCCGGAAAACAGATCTCGTTGTCGACCCAAAATTGTGACCCGCGGGTCACCTTAAATCGGCCGTTGAAGACGTACTCCTTCTCAATGGTCGTCTCGGAAGTGCCGATTCTGAACGGCCCTGAACGATAGGTCGATGTCGGACAGGCCGGTTGCGAAAAGTTAGCTGTTTCGCAGTCATTGGGTGGACACAAGTGAGTCGCCGCCGATAAGTGAGGATAACATTGTTGACGACAAACATCAATGTATTAGTCCGCACGGCGTTGTCCCGACAAATCTCAAAGTCGGGGACGTAGTACTCACTGTTCTGATCGAAG